TTCATGCTCCGAACCTTTACCTGCGCATCGTGTTCGTCGCGAAGGCCGAGACGGTTTAGTCGGTCGCGAGCGGCCGCTGCAAGCGCCTCCCTTGCCTCGCGCATTCCATCAGATGGAACCTGCCACTCGTCCCAATCGTGAACCACGAGTCCGTCGAGAAGCCCAACGCGTCGGAAGTGCGGAAGGAACTTTGTGTTTTGCGATCCGACCATTGCTTCAATGTGCTGATCGGACTCAAACACTCCGTCGGTTTCTGATGCCGCGCACAACAGAACAATCCATGCCCATCGCGCGTTGTTATCTGGCAGCCGCCAAAGTTTCTTGTGTCGCGGGAGATCGCTATAGCATCTCCAGTAGACGCGGGCGTCCCCCATCTCTTCAAGAGGAATAATCGGTGTCATGCCCACCGCTAATCTCCTTCTGGATCGCAATCCATGCAGTAGTTGTTTTCTTCTCCGAACTCACCAATGAATTCCGCACCACAGTTCTTGCACGTGCAGATCATTATTTTTCCCAGTCAGGCCAAAGGTCTTTCTTCAGTGCTGGGACCAGATTGTACAGCTCTTTTCTCTTTTCGGGAATCTGCTGCGGGTGGCTCTCCCACTTATCGCACAGTTCCTTGAATTCGCAGTTTGCATGCGCAAACGCCGTTGGGTTCGGATAGATCGCGCCCTTCTCGATTGCGTCAAGGAACGCGCGAGCCCCGATGTACATCTTGTCAATATCTTCCTGCGTGCGGGTAGTAGTTCTTCGATCAACATTCACGCCCTTAGCCGAGTTGCTAATGATATTGAATGTCACCGATGGGTCGTGGTCATAGTTTTGGCGAACAGCATTCACATAGGCGGTTGCCTGAATGTCTCCGCGCTCTCGATCCTTCTCCCACCTTCTCTGTGCGGTCTTGTGCTCGACCACGCGGAGATCTGTGGTGAGCATGTCGAGATTTGTCTTCAACTTCATCGGAAGCTTCCCAAGTTTCGAGTGGGAAATCTCCGACATCATTGAGTGCTCAACATACTTTGCAGTCCAGTCGTCGCCCTCAAGAACAGCAGCCCGAAGCATCTCTTCGCCATTAAAGCCCTCGCTCAGGATATCGCGCTCTTTTTCTGCGCCCCAGTCCACCTGCGCCGACTCTATTGACCAAACTTTTCGATAGTGATCGAACACCGGCGTAAGGTCGCCATTTCGCTTGCCGCCCGTAATGGGCTCGTACCATCGCTGAAGTCCGGCGTGGACCGAGGTGCCCAGGGCGAAGTACGCCGTCGTCCTGTTGGTCCACATACCGAGCCGATACTTGTACCACCAGCGGAGTGGGCACGAAAGGAATTCGCGCAACTCACTTACACTGATGTGCTGCGGGTTTCTCTCCTCAATCATCCGACGAGCTCAGCTCGGCGAGCGCGGAATCTCTTGATCAAGAACTCACGGGAAAGTTCGTCAATATCAACACCGTCGGCGTTCGACTCGTTGATCGACTTTCCAATCTCAGTAAGTTCATCAATCGTCTTCGCCTTGGCGAATGCATCGACAAACTTCTGGATGTGTGGCGGGAGTGCGACGTCTTCGTCAAAAACCTCAGCGGCGGCCTTTGCTGCTGACTTTCCGCCCTTTGACTTGATCTCGTCGTCAGACGCGATTCTCTTTGACGGAAGGCCAGCCATTACCAACGCGCGACCAACTGCCGATGTCTCGCAATTCTCAATCTCTGAGCCGCGGGTGTACGGCGTTGCGCCAGGAATCTGCATTGCGCTGTGGCCAATTCCCGCTGGGCGATCATCTATGAAGCCAAGTGCATCGTCAGGTCCGTTGTCGCCCTTAACGCCGCGATATGCTCGCGCCTCTACGACTACACGCTTTTCGTTGTGCTCAACAATTCTGGTTTCAATGCGTGCGTTGGGGTACGCCTCGTACCATGCGCGGATTCGCTCTGCGACATCCACGTAATCCTTAAGTGCGCTCTTATCGAATGCCATTTGCTTCCTCCTTATTCAAATACTCATCGAGGTCCTCGAAGAGTCTTCCTTCTTCAATCCCAAGAAATTCAGAGATCTTCTTGCGCATCGGGCCACTGATAGGCGCCTGACCATACTGCACCTGATTTAGGTAGCCGTACGATACACCAAGATGCTTGGCGATGTATCGCCTCTTGATCCCAGTTTCTTCTAGGAGTTTCCACACCCGAGCAGTTTTCTTCCTCTGAATAATGCGCTGCTCCGCAAAATTCGGACCAGTTTGCTTCATTACCCTTCCTTGCTTTCTAGCACTGGATTTGCAACCCAGTCCTCCATCGCTATCGAGATGCCCCTACGATACGCCAAAATGTCATCGTATGCAACTAGCGTATCAAGGTCGTTGGATGCGGCGTTGGCCGCCTCAAACGCAATCATCTCCTTCGGCTTAATATGAGCGCTCTCGTCAAGAGATTGCTGGAGATACTCCCTGAACTTGCTCCGACCGAGCAGCATCAGTTCCATTTCCTGCATTTTCTTCCCTTCCCCTGCCGTGCACAGTGCACCTATCTAGGACACACTTTGAGGTGTTTGAGCCGGGGGCCTCAATGGCCTCCGCTAAACCCATCACCCTGCCGCCAGGATTACAGTGCGCGTTCGCACAAAAATACACCTTCAGCCGTAGCTGAAAGAGCGTCCCGCCACATGCGTAGCAAGACAATCCGAGGGCACCCTTATTGGACATATGCCCCTCCTTTCAGGATATCATCTTACTTGATGATATCACCCTTGGTCAAGCCTACGTTTGGTAGGCACCCAATGTGATATTTGCGATTGCCTCTTTTCACAATAGGACCCAGGCCCCTGCCGATGATCCCCGCCGACTTCGCCATGCACTGGCGATTGTCGCATCTTGGTCTAGGAAAGCTCTCCACTTCGATCATATTCAAATCCCTCTAAGTATTCATACAGTGCCTCTCGCCACTTGCGAGAGGATTCTGTTTTCATTTTATGATGCCACCCGCACAGCGTCACCAGATTCCACATCTCCGAGGGGCCACGCTTGCCAAAGCCAGAGTTAAAGACGTGGTCAAGCTCAAGGACGATCTGCCCGCCGGACCCGAACTGGCTGCCGCACTCATCGTGCATTCCGACTCGAGGACCAATGCAACCCCTGTCCCTCTGCAGGACATCTTTCCTCATCTTTGGCGTGACTGGATCTTTATGCCCCATTAGACCTTCTTAGATCGCTTGGCTTTCTTCTTTGGACGATCCTGCTCTTGCGCAACCGGTCGCGGCTTTACCCCGTCCGCTTTCATGACTCGACAGGGGATACAGAAGCATGGCTGCTGGTGGTAAAACTTATCTGCCATAGAAGCCTATCGCTTTCGCTCTTTGGCCTCAACTGACCTCATCACCTTATTCGACCAGGCCTTTCCCGGATCACCGCCCCAAAGAGCCCAGGCAATTCTCCCGGCAGATGGGAATCCCTTTTGGCCAGGGGCCCAACCTTCGCCCTTCTTGTCTACTTCGTGACGCGCAAGGTATGCGCGCATCTTTTTCACTCTTGCAATTGTCATCTTGTTTCCCGTGAGCATTCTTGCGGTTACTTGACCAGGTCCAATTCCGCCCCTGCCAAACTCTTTTCGCCAATCAAGCCCACGTCTCGCTTCTGCCCTTACTCCTGCAGGAACATTAAGGTTGATTGTGTCGGCCTTTTCAACTTCAATATCTCCAAGGTTTGGAATTGCTGCGCCAGCAGCCTTGTAGGAGGAGTCGGCTGATGGGTCGTAATAGGAAACGATTGCTGCGCCAGCCCGAATAATCTCGCTGACCTTCTGTCTCTTGAAGTAATCAATTGCACTTGTCGGGAAGCTGCTTTCATAAACCTCGGCGTCAAATCCCGCTTCGGCAAGCTGACTTCTAACAAAATCAACTTGTCCCTTTGTCGAGGTGATTGCAACCACCGAAGAACCGCCCTCAACAAATCCATCTATTGCGTCAATGATGTGTGAAGGGCACTCGTCACTGAGCAACGCCTCTGCGTCAACGAGAACAACGCTCTTCTTAGACGGTTGCTGATTTGGATTCATTTCAGGATTCGGCTTAGACTCAAGTTGGTCTTTGCCCTGATCTGGCTCTTGGCTCCCTGCCCCGTTGTTTCCGGCCCCGCCATCCGGGACGTCTCCACCAGGTGTTGGCTCCTGTTCTGGCGCGTCGGGATCGCCAACCTTACCCTTAAGGTAGAGCTCGTAATATCTCATTGGCATATACCCAAGCGGGCTTGGCATCCATACTTCATCGCCCATCAGCCCAACGCCTTCCTGTCCGCGCTCCTTGAGCGCGTCATTGAGTCGAAGCCATGGAAGTCCGGCAAGTGCTGCCTTGTAGTAGTCAGCAACTGTCTGCGCAGACTCGCGACCAACATCAGTGTAGACAAATCGCAAGCCCTTGTCATAAAGCCAAACAACTTCTCTAGTGATGTAGTCCGCAATAAGTTCGCAAAGCGGAGCAATGCCGTTGTCGGCAGTGAACGCCGCGCCGTACTCTGACGAACTCTTGTTCACGTCAAAGTTTAGCCCGATGTCTTGCGCCTGAACGCCGAAGACTGCGCAGATCTTGCGTGCAAGATAGATCTGCCACTCCATGAACTGCATGTCTCGGTTTGACTGCGCCATAGGAATCCACTTGACCCCCTTACCGCCACCGGTGATCGCGGTCTGGCTCTTGCCTGCGATTTCGCCTTCCCAATAGTTCTTGAAGGCATCAACCTGATCAGGGCGAACGCCTTCGCCAAGATCAATAATTCCCGGTGGGGTCGCCTGCTCAACAATGTTGTTGTTGTACTTAGCCGCCCGAAGGTCCGCCTCAATGGTCTCAGCAAGAACCTCTAGCGGTGAGAGGCCGAGCGGGGAATACGTCACTCGGTTTCCCACAATGACAATCATCTCTTCGTTCAGGTACTCGGCAATGATCTTTCCGGTCTCGTCGTATTCAAAGTATCGCGGCTTCTTTAGGTTTGTTCCGTCCCAGTCCGGGTCGAAAGCGATTCTTGCACCATCTTTTGGCCAAAGGTTCTTAACCGGCCTTCCGCTTCTTCCCGCCCGCGCCCCGACAGTATGTTCTTTCTCAATGCAGCCCTGATCCAGGACAAGAATATCCTCAACGATTGGCTCGATGAATGACCTCCACGAATCAAGACGCGTATTTGGATCTCGCAAAAGATCCTTAATCGTCTTTACGTTTGCTTCGTTGACTTCACCGTTGCCATCAATGCTGACAATGTCCCACTTTGCGCGGCTGATCTGCTGCCTGCGAAGATTAATTGCAGATCTAATCCATGGGTTTGTTCGGGACCACTTGCGAAGCTGATTAACTGAACGCTTCTGCACAGTACCCTTGCCAGCGCCTCGCGCGTAAGGCTGCGAGTCGTAATTTGGAATAAGGATTGCATCCTTTATTGCTTGAACATCAGCTTCTGCTTGCGTGCTTTCAACTTGGCGCTTTACGCGCTCCCACGGCATCATTACCACGAGTCTTGCTCCTTCGGCTTTCTTGTTCTCCAGGACCTTATCGCATTAGAAACAGCCATGCCATCAAGGTCCTTGTTGACAATCTGTCTAGCTTCTGTGTAATTAAAAGGTATAAGTCGCACTCCGTCAACTATACCAACTCCTTTAAATGAAGGAAGCCTTCCCCACCATTTTGGCACAACGAACTTGCCGTCTTCAAACTGCAGCTCGATGCTCTCGCTAATGTCAAGCACTACTTTTCGCCTTCCTCGTCGCCTTCGGACTCAGTGTTTGAGCCAATCGCAACCATGGCCATCTCGAGCCCTGCATAATCTTCCATATCAAATGGGTTTTCCTTTCGGAAAGTTTCCCAGAAGCCATCGTACTCCTTGTCGTTAACATGTTCCAGCCTTGTGAGTTCTTCTTCGACATGGCGCTGGTATTTGATCTGCTGGGGAACGCTTCGTTTAACCCTTGAAAGCACCTTGTGGCACTGCTTACAAACGGAGTATCTTTTTTGACCCTTTGCTCTGGGGACCATTGGCTCTGGAATAAGGTCTTGCTCCATATGGTCCTCACCGACCATTATTGTGCATAGGGCGCACCTCGGATGCGCCCGATGTATCTCCTCGTATCTTCTCATGACTGGCGCCAGGGTCTTCTGGATGCGCCGTATAGCCAGCACGATATCGAGAATACCGCCCTCAGCGTCGTTTAGCTCTAAGCACAACCGGCACTTGACTGCCGTATCTTCACACATGCGGCAATTATACATAGACCGTAAATACTAGTCATTGACACGCTATGGTAGATTCATGTAGGAAGCAAAGGTCTTGCAATAATGAATATAAGAGGGGATGATTCGATGGTGCTTATACGGGACTATCTGCTGACACCGATGTCTAACAGGGGTTCCGATCGGCCTGTCGACGGCCATAAGAATTGGGGGTCTGATCTTGGACTTTAAAATTTACACCAACGCCCTGAAGGCCTATGAGTCTGAAAATGGCGAGCGATATGTAACCGGAACAACTTCTTCAACAATTCGGGACCTGCATGGCGATGAGATGTCGCTGGATGCCCTGAAGACAATGGCTGAAACAGCCAGACAGAATATGACGGTGTTCCTCAATCATAATTACAATGTCCCAGAGGACCTTTTTGGCTCCGCCACGGATGCCCAGATTGTTAGACGATATGACAGCGAAACAAACGAAGAGGTTTATGACCTCGATCTCAATATTCGGGTGGTAAACGAAGACGAAAACCCAGAGGCGCTTCGCGCTTATCGCGCAATCAAGCGCGGGGTTAAGCTTGGTCTCTCCATTGGAGCCCGCGTTGAAAAGGCGCGTCGCAAGGCTGCCGAAGGAGACAGGCCCGAGTCAATCCTTATTGAGAAGGTTCGCCTACTTGAGGCGAGCGTTGTTGGCATTCCTGCCAACCAGAGATCCTACCTGCAGAACGCAGTAAAGAGCCTCCGCTCTGGTAGCGTCGATATTGACGAGCTTGAGGGCGTGATCGAAGAAGAGAAGTCAGAGACAGAAGTAACCTCTAAGGCAGAGGCTGGCTCCGTCATTGCTGGGGACTGGGTTCTCTGGTCAAATGAGGACGGCGAGACAATGTGCGGCGCTGTTGAGTACGTTATGACCGAAGGCACCCTTGGTGCTGAAGGTTCAGAGTATTCAATTGAAGCCACACCAGAAGATCCAGCAGCTCTTGTTCGCATTTATGAGGGCGAAGAGGGGAACTGGGAAGCAACTGAGATGCTCGTTGGCCAAAAGGTCAGCGCTCTCACCAAGGTTAATCCGCTCCCTATGGCGGAAGAAGACGAGGAGACAGAAATGTCAGAGACCGAGAAGGCTCTCGTCGCCGGGGAGGTCGTTGAGACCGCCGCTGGGGACGAGACCATTGATCTAGAGAAGAAGACCCGCGTGACCGTTACGGTCAGCACGGACGGAGATTCGTCCGCTGTTTCCGCAAAGCCAGCCGAAGAGGCCGCGCCAGAGGCTGCTGCTGAAAAGGCTGAAGAGACCGCTCCAGAGGCAATCCTTGCCTCTGCCGAGAAGGACTGCACCTGCGCCGAGGGCGAATGCACATGCGAGGCTGAAGTTAGCCCTGCAATTGCAACGCTTCAGGATCTTGGTGCCGAGCTTGTCACCGAGAAGGCTTTTGAGCCAACTCCTACCCCAGCACCTGAACCTACACCTGCGCCAGCTCCTGAGGCGACTCCGGAACCGGCACCAGCACCGAGTCCAGTTGAGGAGCCCCAGGCTCCTGTAGCTGACGGAAACCAGAGCTCGCGCTACAAGAGTGGCGTTAGCGATCAGGTTCTTGTTGGCATCAACGGGATTCTTGCCGATCTCACCGATGAGGACCGCGATGCGGTTCTTGCTGGTCTTGGCGTCCAGAAGGACGGCGAGCCAGTGGTGGAAGAGGCCCCAATTTCTGATACTGAAGTGACCCTTGAGGTCGTTCAGGAAGCCCCCGCTGAGGTCGCTGCTGAAGCCGCCTCGGATGTGGTTGCCGAAGATGCTGCCGCTACTTCTCTGGAGGAAGTCGCTGCCATCGCCAAGTCGGCGCTCGACGCAGCCCTAGCTGCCCAGCAGGAAGTCGTTTCCTTCAAGAAGGAACTGACTGAACTGGCGGCAGACAAGGCCAAGGTCGAGGGAGAACTTGCCAGGGCCCTTGACGAC